GGTCCTTCTGCCGGTAATAATTCTTTGTAAGCTCCAGCTTGAAACTGTGTTACTGCCTCTGCTAGTACAGGGTGCGTGGCACCTGAAGCACCTTGAAACGGCTCTGTTCTGTTTTCGTATTTAAAACCTAGAAGATCTAAACCATCTGTATAAGATTTTTCCCAATCTTTTCTAGATGCTTTGTAATCTGTATAGTTTTGAAATAATTCTAAACCGATTGGTTCTAGAATATCATCAGGTAATAATTCTGCTAAATTATCAAAGTGAGTTGGTTGTCCTTCAATATTTACTTTGCTTGGATCAAAATTTAATTCTACTCCACCATCTTCAGTTGGATTAATTTCAACTGGTGGTTTGTTTGCTTCTTCTGCTTTTTCTATTTCAACTTGTTGGTCAGGTCCTTCTATTTTTACAGAGGTCCCTAACTCTGAAAGAGTCTTGTCAATATCTGCCATTATCTACGCTCCTTGATTGGTCTAACATTTTTTGCCACATAAGGCAACCCGTGTGGTGTGGGCCCTGATTTAGGTGGGGGTCCAGAACTAGCACCTGCTATAATACCACCCTCAGCTTTTTTTGGTTTAAAAGGATCAGCCTTACCAATACTACCCTCAGGTATACTGCCTGCACCTGTTGCATAATTACTAAGTGCATCTGCATCTATACCCATTTTTAATAATTCTTCTTTTGAATAAGTTTTACCGTCTTTAGCTAATAAATCTAATATGTCATCAATAGACTCTAAACCAGAGTCAACGTCCCCATCGCTTCCATCAACATCTGGTTTTAATGTATACTCCTCATAGTTATCTGGAACCTCTACAGGTTTGCCTTTATCATTTATTATTGTTTCGGGAGGGCTGTAACCTATTTCTTCTTTTCTAATTATGCCTTCAACTGTTTCATATTCACCATCACCAATAGAATAAGTACCGCTACCTTCTGTTTCTTTATAAATTCTAATTCCACCTGTGGTCGTATTTTCTTCTAATAGATACCCCTTATAATTATAAACTTTTTGTCTTTCAATAGTTGCAGCTTTATCAGTTATGTCATCGCCTTTAGTCTTAATTAAGTTTACAAAGTCAAAGAAGTATTTAGGCGTACCACCTTTTGATATAATTTCTGGTGCAGCTTTTGCAACCTTAGTTGTTTTAACTAAATTATCTAATCCTAAATATTTAAGAAGAGCCACAACTCCACCCGCTCCTGCCGCTAAAAGTATATCTCTTCGTGTTTGGTCAACAGTGTCTCCAGTTAATCTTTTTTCTAATTCTTCGTTTACTTTTCTTACAGCGGTATCACTTCCTACTACATTTTTAATTTGTTTTGCAATTTTAGGAAATGCTTTTATCAAGAAATAAGGTGTTGCTGGTCCAGGAATTTCTGCTCCAAGTTCTAATATACCCCCTGTTCTTGTTTGAGGTCCCGTTCTTTCTGCTCTTGATTTCTCTAGCATATCTGTAAAACCAATTTTTTCTTTTACAGCTCTTGTAAGTTTTGGATCAAGAGTTTCTATTGCTCTTTCTAATTTACCGCTTCTACCTGTAAAAATGTCACTAGCTAATCCTGTTACTGCAAACGGAAATCTAAATGCAAGTTCTGGTATGTTAGCTGCTCCAGATGCAATCTCTTGTGCATAGTATGGATATGCTTTTGGATCTGCGAACATAGTATTAAATGTTTGCATCAAAGTTCTATCGCCCTCCTCCCCATAAATTTGTTCTTTAAGGGTCTGTTTATTTTCGTTTTCTAAATTTTTTATAAGATCTGGATTATCTAAAGCAGCTATGATCTGATTAAAGATTGGGTCAGGAGAACCATCTTGAAAACCAACACGGCCACCTCTTGCCATCTTCATACTTTGTTGTTGTAAGTATTCTTCAAAACTACCTTGAAAGCCATCATCAACAGCAGATTGATATTGTAAGAAAGATTGGTTAGGAAAAGAATCCATCAAAGCGTCAGCTACTTGATCGTCTGTTGTAATCTCTGGTAGGTTAGCTATTTCCTCTTGTAATAATTTACCTGTTGGATCTTCTCTCATTGTTTTTTGTTTTGCGGCTATCTCAGGGGACACTTCATAAGCAGCATACAGATCTCTTGGATCTGTAATTCCAGCTTTCAAGGCTTTGTTTACATCATATATACCAATCGCTGTTCCAATAACAGGAAGAGCTTTTGCAAATGATTTTAAACCTTTCTTTGCAAGACCCTTTGTTTTAGGTTGTGTTAAATTTAAAGATTTTTTTCTATTTTCTATAAATTCATTTATGTTTTTGTAATCTTTATCATAACCTATATCTGATATTTTTTTATCGCGAGTTGCTTTATCTATTTGATTATTTAAAAATTGTCTTTGTATTACACCAGCAGCTCTATTAGTGTCAGTGTCAACAACTCTTATGTTATCAAAAGGGGAATCTATAACACCTAATTTATGATCAACTTCTACGTCAGATTTAATTAATTTATATTTTTTTTCTTTAGTAGGTCTGGGGTCATTTTTAAATTTTTCTTGTTTAACTAAATAATTTAATTTTTTATTTCCAATTTTAGTATTCTTATATGTTTCTAAATCCTCAAAAGCTTTAAAAACGGATGGGAATATTTTTCCGTATTTTTTCTTTGCTAAACTGGAATCTATAGACAATGCATTTATTTTTTTAGCTGAATCAGGAAGAGCGTTTTTTCTTATTTCTCTATCTGTTAAAAAATCCGTATCAGGGTTACCAGAAAATGTTTGACCTTTATAAACAAATTTCCAATCTTTAGGATCTTGAAAATTAGGATTACCTATAAATTTAACTTTTGGCTCAACTCCTTGTTTTATTGAAGCGTTATAATTTCTATACGCCGAGTCTAATATAAATTTATCAAATGTATTTTTACTAAAACCTAAAGACCCAGAAGGTGGCCTTGCATCAACATAATCTATTACATCCTCTATAGTTTTAAGTCTGTCTCCAGATTTAAATCTTTGAATAAACGGATTAGATCTTAAAAAACTAAAAAGTTTTTTGTTTTGTTCGAAAGCAGGAATTTTGCTTGCGTTATTGGTTATCGTAGTTCTGTCTACTCCAAATTTTTCTGCTAGATGTTTTTTAGGAGGAGACACTGTTCTCCAATCAGTATTAGGATCTAACATCACGTTGTTAATATAGTTATTAACTTTTTGTTCAAAAGGTATAAATTTATCTCTAGCTATTTTAAAACCTTTAAATTTTCTTTCAGACTGAGAAACAAATTTATCATATGCTTTGTATTTAACACCTGCTTCCTTCGTATATTTTTCACCACCTGCTTGATCAAATATTGTTCTTAAATTTGGAGTTGGGATGCTTCTGTTATTATAATAATCTATTATGTTATTGAAATTAGTCAGCAGGTTATTTCCGTTTGGAGACAGTCCGGTTGTCTCTGTAATTTTAGATGAATCTTTAACAAAAATTGGAGAGCCATCAACGGGTAAAAGATTGAAAGGTAAATCAGCGTAAATTTTTCCATCAGTGCCTTTAAAAAGATTCACACGTCCATTTACTTTCTCTCCTTGTATCACGCCACCACCTAACGCAAACCTATCTCGTAGTGTAGGTGTTAACGATTCAAACTTATCGGTTGCTGGATTAAATAAGTACTTCAACGATACCTCCTTTTGCAAAATCAGTTGTATCATCTATTTTAGGAAACTCTATAACATCTGCTGTCTCTAACAATTCATCACCTGGTTTTACTTTAGTGTCTTCTGGTGCAATCTCATTTTTAACTTTTATCATTTTAGCTCTATCTGCATTAGCCTCTCTTATACCGTCAAGTATTTTTTCTTTTGAAGTATAAAAAGGACTTTCACCAGACTCAATTAATTTTATTAAATCATCTTGTTCTTTTATAATCTGATCCATCTCACCAACGGTATTATAATGAGCAATTGTATTGCCTGGTTTGTTTCTATTTTTAACAACAATACCTAACTTTTCAAATTTTTCAGCGCCCGGATATTTTGGACCTGGTTCAAATAAAGGAAGAGTATCAATGTAGGTATCTAATTTATCAAAAGCATCATCACCAAAGTGGTGTCTAAATATTTTTATGGCATCTATAGTACCAGGGTTTTCTGCTAAACGTTTAAGAATATCAGGATCAAGATCTATTTTACCTGCGTTTCCTTGTTCAACGAGGAACTGTCTTGCAAGTGTTCTGTATATACCTTCGTTCTCACGGTAACCTTTACCCTCATATTTTTTCATAGACTCTGCTTTTTGTCTCTCTGCTTTTTTACCAGATCTAATGTCCTCCATCTCATCAATTAATTGTTTTATTTTTTTCATAGAATCATCCATAGATTTAAAAATGCCTTGATCTTTTACATATTCTTCGTCAATACGTTTCTCAAGAGCTTCGTTGCCAGATCTTTTTCTGTTTAAAAAATTAGATGTAAAATCTTTATAAATTTTTTCTGGTTCTTTACCTGCATCTAATAAATCATTACTCAACTGATTTACTTTATCATCTAACTGTTTGTATATTTTTAAATTGTAAATAATATTATCTAAATCTTTTCTACTAATAGCTATGTTGTTTTCTTTGGCAAAATTCATTTGTTGAACCATACCTTTTTTAATAGCTTCTTTCTCACGTCTAAAGGTGCTGTATAAACTATCTGTTGTGCCATCTAAACCTTGTAAGACAAATTTAGATCGCATTGGGTTTGATATCTTACTATTAATAAAATTAAGGCTACCTCTTTCTTTTTTAGTGGCTAATTTTTTAGGAGTCTTAAAACCGTATTGTTTTTTAACTTCTGGCTCAAAAGATTTAAGAGTTTTCTCATCGGCTTTAGTGCCGGTAACAGATTCAGCTAATTGTTTTGCTAATTTTTCTGGCAGTCCACTTTCTACAAAGTAGACATATGCTTTTAAAAAATCATCTATAATTGCCATCTAATAATACGTCCTCTTACGCTTGGGTTTATTTTCATCTATGTAATCTTCAGGGTGTCCGATTAGTCCACCTTGTCTGAATCGCATGATGGCTTGTGTTGTAGAGTCTACCAAATCATCATGGTCGCCGTTTGGAAACGCAGCACATTCTTCGATGACTTCGTCAGCGAACTTTTGCTCTGGCGCCCATATCATGCCAGACTCAAATAGTGGTGCAACCGCATTTACTCTAGAATGTTTATCATTTCCTTTGCTAGGTGTAAAGTTGATAACCGGTATATCCATCTGCCTTAATTCGTAGGTTAAGGGTAATCCTGATGCCTTAGCTTCTATAATGACTGATTCGGGTTGCCAATACTTATACTGCTGTAAAGCTAATCGTCTCAACTCTGGAAACTCATATCTGCCTTTTACAGCATCTAATAGTATTAAATTAGCTGGGCTGTCTTCTGTTGGGAAAAAAATTCCCCACGTTGTAATAGCTGAATAGTCCGATGTTTCTTTCTTCATGAAAGCTGTATCGTAGGATTGTATAACGTGTTGAAGAGGCGGTATGGTTTCTTTGTTATAAACCTGCCACCATTCTCGTTTAATAATCGCTCCTTCTTCTGATGTGGGTTGTTGCATCCACTGCGCGTTCCACTTGCCCACAGGTAATGTTGCTTTAACCTTTTCTAGCTCGTCCGTGCTCCAGTATTCTGGCCACACTGGTCCGTGGTCCATGAGTGCCGGAAATTCGACCACGTGCCACTGATCAGACTTTGCTTCTTTCTGATTAGCAATTAACTTGGCTGTTAGATCTTTGGTCGACCATCTTGTCATAACCAAAACAATCTTACCACCTGGTTGAAGTCTTTGTCGTGGTCCTGATGTATACCACTCGTAAGCTCGTTCTAATGCGTCAGGGCTAAGTGCATCTTGCTCTGAGTGCGGGTCGTCAATGATTAATAGATCCGCGCCCCGTCCTGTAATAGCACCACCTACACCAGCAGCAAAGTACTCACCGCCTTGTGCCGTCTCCCAACGACCTGCTGCTTTAGAATCTTCTTGTAGTGTCGTTTTAAAAATTTTTTGATAATCTTCACTATCAATTAAATTTTTTGACTTACGACCAAATCTTACGGCTAGTTCTGAATTGTGCGTGGTTTGTATGATCTTGAGTTTTGGTTCACGGCCCACCATCCACGATGGCAAAAGATAAGAAGCAAACTCAGACTTCGTGTGCCTTGGTGGCATATTAACTATCAGGCGTTTTATTTCACCGGTAGCTAACTTATTAAATTTTTCTGCTATGTGTCTGTGATGTGAGCCCTCAACAAAATCAGGCCACATACATTTTACAAAAGATAAAAAGTCGTTCTTAGCTTTGTTTTGTATTTTCTTTTCGGCATGAAGAACTTGTAGTTGTTTAAAAGTTCGTCTTACATCTGCGGGAAGTTTATTTATATCTATATCATTTACATTCATAAAAATTTTTTAAAAAATTTTTTGCACTTATTTAAGGTGTTCATTTTGTTTTTACCAGCTATAACTGTCTAAATCAAGCAATACAACCTAGAGTAGTGGGACCCCTTTTATACAAAAAGGGGGGATG